CCCTTAAACGTAACTGGTATAGACTTGTTATCTGGCAAGGGAACGAACGCCTCGGCCTTCCTGCCTTCGCCGATTAAACCTAACGTTGGTTTATCTACGATACCGCCATTCGCTAAAGGCCTGAAACCACCTGGTGCAACACCGCCTTTAGCGTATGTTCTACCAGGTAAACCGTATTCCGGTGTTACCGGCCCTGTAATTCCGCCAGCAGGTATACCCTTTGGCATAAACGCACTTAAAAACTGTATCATTACCTTTTGAGCCATCAAGTCCGTTACCATTCGTAATATACTTAAAAGGAATTTACGGAAATGTTCTCTGGCATTACCAACTTTAGTAGTGATTACATCAAAGAACATATTACTCATAGCACTACCCATGGCCTTGGCTGATTGCTTGGCAAATTCCTCACCAAGCTTGAAAGCAGTTTTTGCATCATTAATATAATCCTTAAATCCTGAACGTACACCATCAAAGAAAGCATTAGTCTTTTTTTCAGGGTCAATATCAGTTAATGCTTTAGCTTCTTCCATTGTCTTTTTCAATTCCTCGATACCAGCCCGCATCTTTTCAATAAGTCTTTCTGTGCTTTCACCGGTAATCTCCTGTTGGTTTTTTATAGAAGTAGCTAATTCGTTCCACGCCTCACCAAACTTACCCCATGATACTGTAACGTTAAGAGCCGTCTTTTTCTGTTGTTCGGCAAACCATTTAGTCGTACCATCCATCGCTTTGGTTTCCGATTTTAGGAATCCCTTTAGACCAGACAATTCTTTCTTAAATGCCAAACCTAATGCCTTAAAAGCGAGGCTACTTCTTTCTAACGTTTCAACCAATAACAATAAACTGCTCTTGATAGCGTCTACCATCTTACCGGCAGCCATAGACACCATAACGAAACCCCTCATTGATTCATCAACGCTTTTCCAAAGTAAAGCAGAGAATATATAAAACTCTACCTTGATAGCAGCGAATAATGTTTTTACGCCTTCAACAACACGCCTGACCCAAGTCCATGCACGCATAAGGGTTTCTATTATATTCATAACTGATTCGGATGTTTCCATAGCCCAATCTTTTAGAACGCCTTCTTTTTTAAGCCTATTGATTTCATCAAGGATTACCTGCACACCCTTTTTCATAAAGTCAAACAGACCTGCACGCATCACTTCGTCACGAAGTTGAAACCATGCGTCAGACATCATAGACATTAAACCAGCCCAGCTTTGGGCTAAAAGTTTCATTGAGTTAGCAAACTTACTGTTAGTATCTTTCCATGCAGACATTAATTTCCCCCTGGTTTCTTCTACTGTATAAGTAACACCGGCCGTAAAACCTAACATGGCCAACACACCGCGTTCCCTGAATCTATCAGCAGCCGAAGCACCGGCACTTAACATTCTCATAACCTGCTCGGAAGCAACTTGAATGCTTAGTCCGGTAGCAGCAGCAAGGTCACCAATCAAAGGCATCCATTCCATTATTTCTTTTCGTCCGCCTTTCATAATACCAGCTAACATAGTTGCCGATTCCATAATCTCTCTGTATTCAAACGGTACTCGCCCTGCAAATTCAGTTAAGTCTTGAAATAAAATACCGGCCTCTTTAACGTCACCTAACAAAACTCTTAACCTAATCCCTAACTGCTCGGTAGTAGATGCTACTTCAATAAAACCAGTCGCAACCTTACGTAAAGCCATAACAGCTAACAACCCAACGATTGCACCCTTGAGAGAAAGCACTGTTCGGGCTATGCCCTTAAACATACCTGATAATGATGTGCCGAATTTCCTGGCAATACCTTGAACGCGCTTTAATTCCTTTGATGCCATGTCCTTCATTTTAAGAACTATTTGTAATTGCTTTTTGTCGGCCATTTATTTCTCCTTTGTTTGTTCAGCTATTTCCCTATCAACTATTTCTACTGCCTGTATAAACATACCGGCTTGGTCAAGTATCCCACCAGCTACCGGTAAGTATCCTTGCTTATACATAGAATAAAACTTAAAGAAATTGGCTATATCAGGCGTGAGTAACTTGACGGGGCATCTATATATATATTCTTTGCCAGACCCCTGGCACAATTCACAAGTATCGTTATCCCCGCCACACCTAACGCAGCCTATTTCAAATACAGGGTTCGGGGCATTTCCCTCGCATCCCCATGCTATCTTTAACTTGGGTAAGCCGGAACAAGATTTACAGTTAAACTTAAAGTCTTTTCTCGTTAAAAATCCTGTTCCGGTTATCAGTTTTTTACTGTCTCCTCAGTCATTCTATTCTGTTCAGTTATGGCATCAGCCAATTCCCTGCGATGGTCGGGACTAAGATAATCCCAATTCTCATAGTTGCCTTTTTCTTTTTTGAAATCAACATCTTTGCCTTCACCATCCTTAAGGTTTTCCCAACCTACTATACCCGAAGCAAGAATATCCAAAATCTTTTGACCACCCTTTAAGGCAACATCACCTGAACCAAGATTAACAGTTACGTTATCTTGGATTTTGGCAAGTTCCCTGGCCGTAAGCACCTTTAACTTGAAGATTGTTTTCTTTTCCGTAGGGACATCCTGTTTGCCAGTTCCATTGCAATCAGTACAATCTTCCTTCTCTCCCTTGCATTGACACGGTTGCTTTCTATCGCATTCTAATACATAGGGAAAAGACTTTTTCGTGTCTATTGCTAATACCATAAGTACCTTCCTTTCTTACCGTTTATGAAAAGTTAATGCTGCACAATACTGAACTCGTCATCCCCTGTGTTCAATGACAATTCAAAGCCAATGTCATCCGTGGCTATGCCGTTCCGGTCACCCTCGTCTATCTTGATGTACTGGACTTTCGGCGCGGTAATGACAAAATAGTTGCCAGCTTCACTACCGATAGTTTCGGTAAAGGCAGCCAATGTACCGGCTATTAACTTGGCCATGAAATCATGGGTGGCGTTTAGGACTGCCTCTGGGTCGAAAGTACCAACCGGATTGCGTTCAACTATGACCGCAGACAGCAGACCACCGGACGAATTGGAATCGTCACGCAGTGATACCGTATTGGCCATGTCGAATTCCAATGCACTAATTATGGCTGCATAACTGTGCATCAGTAATGACGCGTTCTGAAACTTCGGCGGGACGGTACTTTCAAAAGAAATACCAGATAGCAATGCACCGTCAGCCCAGCTATAGTATACTCCGGTAAACTCGAACTCCATCATTACCGGTTCGCCAACCTTATGGACGAACTTAACCGTACCCCTGCATCCAACCATCGTCTTAATAACACCATCGTGATAGCAAGCTATCGTCAATGATGGTATCGAAGAAGAAGCCGGAACCCAAGTTACAATATTACCTGGGTCTGGTGTTTCCCCGAACCCGCAGGCTCGTAGGAATATAGTCCAGGCCGGTGCTGTACCGGCAGTTCCCGAACCCCTTAATTCCAGCCCGAAGGTTATCTTGGCTGGCTGAACACCCATAACGCTTGCCATCCGTGACAGCGTAGCCCTTACCGGATTACGCTTAAACGCTGGCACATCAAACGTCACTTTAGGGTCGTATGCCAGGAACTTTGCCTCAGCAGCAGTCAAAGTCTCTGGACTTCCTTCCGTTCCTTCAACAGCAGCAGCTATTTGTTTACGTCTTGTTAGCATATCTCTTGCCCCCTTTCCTTTTCTTTTTATGTTTAATAGTTTCCTCAATAGGAATTACAGCTTTTGGTTTGGCCTTTTTCTGTTCAGGCTTCGGTTCGGGTTTCTTCATCTCAGGGTCGTCAATCAAATTGCTACCCTGACCTTTGATAACCGAATCAGCCCGCCTAACGGTTTCCGGTTTTTCAAACCTTGACATATATCACCTCCATTTATTTGCTTACCCTAAGACATAGGGGTCACTATATGTTGTTCTGTAATGGATGGCGATGTTTATATCTACGCCTCCGTACGGCTGGTTGGTATCATTATAAAAGGGTGAATTACCTCTTAGGTTTGTATCCATAGCTTTACCATCACGTGTATAATCTACCAGCAAAGCCTTTTGTACATCGGCCAATAGCTGATTAACCTCAACGGTTATTTCGTCTCTGTTCTTTACCCAGCACTCCAAAGTAATATTCAATACTGCATCATACCGTTCAATAGGTTCTTCGCTATTAACTTCGTCAGCCGGTATTATGATAATCGCTGGAAATTCTTTTAGATTCATCCCGACTACCTTAACCAGGTGTACCTTTTGTATTGACGTATTATATCCAGCCGATTCCTGGATACCCTTCAATGTCTTTTCGATGTCGTCAATTATCAACTGCCTGATAGATTTTTCAGCCATATTACCACACGCCTGCCGTTTCTATTCTTAAACTACCTTTACCTGGATAGGCTATCTTTTGGTTCTCTGCATCCGTCACCCAGTAAAACACGTCAGCCGATTTCCTTTTAAGGCCGAATGTCGTTTCTGTCGGCTTGAACCTAACCTTGCCGTCAGTCAACGGCGTAAGTTTCTCTATCCTTGTCGAGTCGTTAACAGTATCAAAGTTTTCCGTTGTCTTGTCGTCATACTTCAACCTGATTTCAACGGCACATCCGGTCAAGTTAATGGCCGAACCATCTGATGTCAACTGCATATCAATATACTCTGTTGACGTAGCCTTAATCTTTATTGTCGTCATATATTTCTCCTATGGTATAGCAACCACTTCACGTTCCGACATAACGCTGACACAGCTTTTCTGATAAGTCACATCAGAAATATCCTTGACCGTCATTACCGAATAAACACTTTTAACGGTCATTGCCGATTCAATAGTCTTATCGGTAAATAACGACTTTATATAATTCACTAAAACGCTTAACGCGCCAGTTAATATACCGAACCAATCGTAACCGAACCGGCCTGTACCGAATCTAAAGTTAGCCATAATTATACAGCAACATTAATATCAATTTTCATATCCCGTTCAAGAATGCACCCTATTTGTGCCATCTTAATCTCTGGGTTTTTTTCTGCTTCCAATGTTGACACCTTAATCTTAAACATTTTCTCATCGAATGGGGTGGCATCCAGAGCATCGGCCTCTTTCTTGAACTTCTTTTTCGCATCAGGATTCTTAAACTTAAACTTGTGTATAGGCATACCACGACCATCTACACCGGACTGAATCGTTATAAGTTCACCATCCGCATCCTGCTTAACGTAAGCCTCTCTCATAGCATTCAAAGACCTAAAGTAAGCCTTTAGGCCGCGGGTCACCTTCTCGATGTTATATTCAAGAGCATAGTTTAGCTTGAAGTTTTTAGGCTTCAACTTACTAAGTTTTTCTAAGCCCTCTTTAAGTTCCGATAAGTCCTCAACCAATACTCCCCTGGGTTTTTCCTTGTTTTCAGTCGCCATTGTTTACCTTCCTTTCTTACCGTTTTTATTTAGCTAACCGTTCTCTACTACCTAATGTATTTTTCTGATAATGTACGCCGACCATTTCAACAAACGGGTCATTAGCAGGCTCTACACCTGTGCCGGCAATACGTTTTACTCTCATTTTTAATGCTGAATTTATTTTATAGCCTGTCCCCGTAACAACGCCTAATGATACAACATGATGAGTTCTATCTGCCTCACTAACAACAATAGTCTGCTCATCTGAAACATTAGCTTCTGCTGACATAACTTCATCCTTATCCCCCCAAGAATAATAAATTATGTATTTTACTTTTCTTTCTGTTCCATCATTAGCACCATTAGTAATTATATGGACATGAATTTCTATATTTGTTCCTTCGGCGTATCCATGTAATATTTCTGTGGTTTGAAGGTCTACATAATCATTAAGCGCAAAAGTGAACGACTTCAAATTAGTATCAAACGCTGTCCAAGTAGGGAAATTAGCAGCCGGCTGTTTAGCCCCGCTTATGGATAAAAATAAATCTTCATAAACATTAGTCTGTAATTCTAATGTCTTATTAGCTACTAAGAATAAATCTAAGTCCCCGCTATTATATTGGAAGTAAGAATTAACATCATTAAACTCTAATTTCTTGGTGGTGTCTATCAGGGTATCCTGGTTTAACCTAATAGCACCATCAGCAGTTAAGTCTAAAAAGGTATCGGCTTCACTGCTAATATAGATAGCACTATCCCTGAAATAAAACTTCTTGTCAGTATAAAGTTCGATGTCATTCCAGATATAGCCATAACCATCATAGTTTGTTATATCGCCTAAGTCCCAGATATAGCCTTCGGCTGCTGCAACACCATCGCGTAATCTAAAACCAAGGCGTTCATTGACTGCATCTGCTTGCGAAATTGTTGCTTTAACAGACATAACCCTACCTGCGTAAGTAGTCCAATCTCCCAGAACAGAATCCGTTGTTACATCCGTGGCAGTCTGTGCTATTACACTTACACCACCACTATTAGCCATGTCAATAGCCCCCGTTGGTGTAACAATGCCAATGCGGTCACCAATCTGAACCCCAGGAATTGGTGTTGTAAGATGCCTCTCGGTTTTTACCCCAGATGATGCAGAAAAGACTTCGCTTTCGCCTATAAAAAAAACGTCACTTCCAGTAATCCTAAAAATCTTTATCTTTATAGTCCCTGTTGTCTGCATCCAAACATCTACATCAGTTATCGTTCCCGTTATCCCTGCTGTGGTATTCATATCAATAGCTGTCCACGTGGCAGGTAATGCGCCATCTCTATTTATAGCCTCGTTCCCAAGGAAACCTTGTGCGCCTGGTTTGTTAACCTGATTAGCAAAACTTAATATCCGGCCACTGGCTGTACGGAATATCCTGCCGTAATAATTACCATCATCCGTACTAAGCCATTTGAATTCTGGATTGTTTCTTGAACAGGTAATAATACCTGTAGTAATATCATCAGCATTATTCTTGAGATAATCGGTATGTGCCTGGTTATTACTTTGGCTATGACTATACGCCGTGTCCCAGTTAGTGTTTTCGGTGGTTGAAACGTGTACGCTATTGCCACCTGCTATTTGGCTATGAGAATAAGCCGTACTTACTTCCGTATCCGTATTGGTCGCATCAATAGGCAACCCGTTTGAATCTGCCTTTAACATCTGTCCAGCAGTGGCAGCCGATGTGTGGTCGGTTGACGAAATGATTGAATGCTGCTGATTATGATGGTCGTCCGCACTAACATCTAATAAAACGTCATGGCTTAAAGTAGAACCAAACTTAACCCAGGTCGTACCATTATAAACGTATAGTTTATTTTCATCCTCAACCCATGTCGCATAACCCTCGTTAGGAACTGTTTCGTCCCATGAAGCCCCGTTGTACTCATATATGTACTTATCCGTCCAGGTGTTGGCTGTAGCCGTTGAAATATATCTATCACCCGTGCTTGGTGTACCTGGAAGTCCACCAGTAGGGTCATATCTATCAAGTACCGATTCCTGCCAATCAAGTCCCTGTATTAAACCATCTACGTATCCCTTGGTAGCCAGATGTGATGTAGATGTCGGGGTTATCCCACCAACTACGCCGGTAAACGCCCTTGTACCGGCCACCAATATATACAGAGCATGGTCATCGGCATTCAGACTACCTAACAGAGCATGGGTCTTTGTGGTTATATCCCCTATGCTCGAAGTAGACTTATTTACCTGCGCCCAAGTGTAATCATTATTCGCCGGTGTCACCGCGCCGGTTCTACTGTTAAAAGCCGTTACGTGATTACTGGATATATGAGAATCTATCTGGGCATGGGTATTAGACCCTACATACTGTATATTTCTATGGTCAATATTTGATTCGGTAAAGTGAATAGTAGCATCAGCTAAATGGCTATCGTATGACGCATGGTTATAAGTTGATTCATGAGTGGCTACCGCAGCAGCACCCGCACCGGCCACGTCAAAGCTGGATGAGTTTTGCCCACTATCTTTAGGTAACCCACCGGCATTAAAAGACAGGTAATTATTTTCTGTAGCACTCGGTACACCGGTATGGTCGGCAGCAGCATTAATGGCGTGCTGCTTCGTATGCAATAGGTCATGGTTTTTGGCAACTAAATGGTCTGGAATAAGTGCCTTAATATAGGTCACTTGAGCATTCCATTCGGATGCCTCTAATATTTGACCGGTTACTTTTGTTGAATCCCAACTCATATTATAATTTCCTTAATGCTATACTCGCGCAGGTAAACAAGTTATCTGGCTTCTTGCCTTCGCGTAAGAACCGCAGGTGTTTCCGTTCCCGTTCTTCCGGCTTGCCGTACTGCGTATTGTTATTAATAAAGTAAGTGAATGGGTCGTCTATATGATAATTCGGTTCATCTACCGGTTCAAAGATATGGCTTAATGCCTTAAACAGTTTCTTTAATAGTTCCTCGTGATAAGTTCTAAAAGAATTAAAACCTGGGATATAAAAGTCGCAGCTATGAACTGTTATGCCACCAGGCTTTAATACCCTGGCTATTTCCTGAAAAGCAAAAATGGTTTCTCTTAATATCTCGGTGTCATCCTTCCAGGGATAAATATGTTCCAGGGTACAAACGCTACATATACCATCGAAGAAATTATCATCGTAAGGCAAGTCAACTATACCCGCTTTTTGATAATCTATCCCTAAGTCCTTATAATATTGAAGTTCTTTTCGTTTAGGCTTTTTAACATCGCAGGCATAGGCCTCACAACTATGTCTGCGGAAAAAGAACGGGACAATGCTATTGGCCGAACCAATATCAAGCACTTTGTTTTTCTTTTCTATCTTACCTAACGCATAAATTACTTTGCCGTATTCCCAGCCTCGTGTCACACTCCAAGGCGGGTTGAATTTATATATACTAATGAGTTCCTTGCGTAAATCAATTACAGACTGAATCACCCCTGACATTTCATTGGCCTCGGCCTCGTAAAATAACCCGTTAAGCCTCATAGCTTTTCTCCTATCATCGCCTCAAACTTCTTCTTTGTTTCCTTAACTGAATATTGCTGTATACTCTTAGTCGCATACGCTTTAACTTCTTCACTAAATTCCGTATCGTTTATTATCCTTAACCCTAATTTGGTGGCCTTATCTAAATCGCGTGATTCCGATAACCACGTATAAGGATATAACTTACGTCCCGCTATAGACCGGCTGCATACCATAGGTATCCCTGCCGAGGCGCAGTCTAAAGATACCTGCCCCCTGGTCTCAAGATAGTCCATGTAAATACCGATACGAAAGTTATATTCTTTTAGGATGCGGATATAGTTTCGCCATTCTAATACAGGCAATTCGATAACATTATCTAACCGGCATATATGCTTATAGTAATCATCCTTAACGTCATGCCTAAGTGGATTGTTAGCGAAGCATATTACCTTCCAGCCGGTCTGCTTCTGTATCTTGTGGGCTACATAGAACGAACATATTACATTGCGTTCTTCGTTAATATTCTTAAGGCTCTTGCCTACGAATATATACGGCTCATCATGCTTCAACCCGTATTCTTTGGCTGTAGCTGCTGCTTTAGGTAAGTCCTCATTCATTATGCCGGCAGCAACTTCAATCGGGAAATGCCGGTTAATATTATAAGATGGCTTATCCCGCATTATTGCCTTCCAATAACTTTCTGTCTCAGGCAGGCTATAGTGCATTACAAAATCCGCTTCGGATACGATGTCCATGTAGAACCCCTTGTTCTGGGGTAGGAACGGATTCATCTGCCAGCCCACTACATCAGGTATATCAACAATCACTTTATACTTCCGGCCAGGCCTACGGATTATGTTCAGGTACTTAGCCATCTTCTCAAGGTTCTGTTCCGGCAATAGTATCAACATCACATAATGGTAATCATCACACTCGTTTATATTCAGTTCACTCCACTGGCGTACCCGCGTTCTTTCCTGCCAGTTGTCAACAATGATATTCCAACTGGCTACGTTATTGCTTGTCCGTATAGTAGTCTCAAACTGATTCCATTTGATATTATGAACGACAAGCATCTTTCTCATTATTTAATCTTCCTTATCAATAGCCCGTTAGTGAGTATGTTAATTTTAATCTTCTCGAACTCATGGCCTCTGTTTTCCAGGTCACTAAGTGCAGTGTCTATACCCTTTTTGGTATCAGCATTATAATCATGAAACACGACCAGGGCATTATTCTTAATGAACTGGAAGTTATCGAAAATATCGCTGTATACCTTTTTGTAACTATGGTCACCGTCTATGAACATAAAACCTATTGAGTTGAGTTCTCTGGTACTGTGGATAACTTCTTTGCTATCCCCCTGGGTAACATTAGCGTACTCGCTTAACCCAAATTCTTTTAGATGTCTATTAGCCGTCTTAGTATGCGGTATGGTTTTCTCTATCCCGTAAACGTAGCCGGCCTTATCAGCATAATCGTTATCAGCCATAGCCATGGCCATGCAGCAAGTAGAAAAGCCGGTTTGACTTCCTATCTCTACCGCAATCTTTGGCTGCTCAACCAATATTAATGACATGAAAAACAAACCTTGCCTGATACCTTCTCGATAATTCTTGCCTTTAGTTCTCTTGCTCAACTCGATTAACTTATCAGGAACTGATATATATTTACCCATTAGCTTCACCTTTCATCGTGCTGTCTAATTCTTTTATGCGTTTCAATATCAGTTCGGTATCAAATTGAGATTTTTTATTCATTATAATATAGCTGGCATACGGTTTATTCAATGCAATCGCCCAAAAATAACCGGTCTTTCTTCCGAACCTATCCCGTTCCATAACTGTCTGTTCTCGTAACATAGAGATAGTAGGTGTCTTAGTTATCCATGCCAGATGTTGAAGCCCCGAATCGTTACAGATAAAGTAATCGCAATTCTTTATTATCGCAATCTTATGCCTGATAGAATCATCGTTGCATTGATAGGATACATCGGGGTTATCCTTGAATCCATTCATGAACCTGGCCATATCCTTTGACCATGAGTTTTCGTAATTCTTATAATCAGATTCTTTTTCCGTCCCCAATATAATTATCTTATAGCCCAGGTCTATTAACTCTTGAATCATCACCCTGGCATATTGCGGGTCTATCAGGCGTTTACCGTCACCGGTAAAGAAATGTACGCCTATAACCTTGCTCTTGCTGCCTTCAACCAAATCTGACTTTACTTTTTTACCATAACTTTCTTCTTCCTTGCTAATATATACCTGTGGGTCGTCCTGCTTAAAATCGTTTATGTCTAACTTGAACTGCTGGAAGAAAGCATCCATAGTAAAGGAACGACTGCGCGGGAAGGCCAACAACTCGTAAACCCGATTAACCGTTTGTAAAAACACCAGGTCGGCATCAAGTTCAGGTTGGAAGTGATTCATTTCCCTTTTGCGTTTACTTAGCAGGTTGGAAGCAAATACAAATATGTCCCGATTCATAAAGTCCTGTTTGCATACATACAGCGTATCAATATACGGGTTGAGTTCAAACATGGCCTTGGCTGTATCCATGCTTCGGGTAGTATCTACCAGTTGAACTATATGCAGGTTAGGGAATGCTTTCTTGATACTTCGCAGCCGGCGCAGGTAATGACTATCGAATAGCCGATGCGCTATGTCGCCTAACCCACCACCGTAATAGAGTATGACTTTGAAGTCTATCTTATCTTTTACGGCAGCCCACCTGTTAATTGAATTTTTATTATCCATATTTATTTCGGCTTCCTTATTACTAACATTGTCCAGGTGTTTAATTCACATAGTGGTAAACACATTCCGTATAGAGTTCGCCGATAATCAACCTTGAAGCCAGACCTCTCGGCTACTATAGCCCACCAATAAGGTGGCTCAACACATAAGTGGCTACAGTCGGCACTATGAGGATTGCCCTGCTTGATTACTTCTTTATCAGCAAAGTTATTCCGTGTAGAAATAAGCCCGCACCCGCCTGGCTTGAGTACCCGATACATTTCGTCCAGTATTCCAGGCACGTAGTACCGGTCAATATGCTCTAACGTTTCTCTGGAATATATAAAATCGAATCTATTCTTCTTATAAGGTAACCCATCAATCACATCACCCTGTTTTACCTTTTCTTTAATATGTGAATGGCTAATAGCGTACTCCGCTATATCAATACCGTAAGCATTAATCCCATCATAAGCTAACCAATAGACTACGTTGCCTAACGCGCAACCTACGTCCAGGATGCTGTCACCCTTTTTTATAGGTAGCACGTCCAGAATCATGGCAGACATCTTTATATGAAACGGGTTGTTCAGGTCGAAAGCCCTCTTGCCGTATTTACCCTTCCCTGGGCTGGCTGCCCTGGTAAAGTATTCTTTACTATAAAAGTTCTTACTTATTCGTGTTGGTTTAGGCATTGCTCAAATCCTTTCATTACTTCATCTACGGTTATATCTTGTAAACATAGCGGTGGTTTATCATCAGTAGGACTAAACTTTCTGCCATTAACCGTGCACGTCCACCAGGCGTTCCAACACGGACAGCTTCCCCAACCATTATCATTATGCTTCCGATGCCGCTGTATCGGAATCATTTCAGGGAAATACTTGCCATAAATATCCAAGTCCTCACATCCGAAAATGGCCACGGTCGGTTTGTGCAGTCCATTGGCCAAGCAATACATCGAAGTCGCTACCGTGATAATATAATCACACTTATTGACTACGACCATCCATTCGCGCAGGTCGAAGTTATTCATTACCACCACGTTTTTTAATGCTATCGGCTTATCGTGAAAACAGATTATCTCGCAGTCCTTGTGTTTTGCCTTAATCTGGTCTATCAGCTTTTGCCACTTCTCTATTTCCCAATTCTTACTGGGATGGAACGATACCGGCTGGATGCCTATTTTCATTTTGCGTCTATAGGGCTTCATCACCTTATTAGCGAACTTCAATTCTTCCTTATAAAACCCTATGTGCATCTTATGGTTGGTTAGGTTCAAGCCAATATGTTCTGCCCAGATGTCACTGCGGTGTTTATCCACGTTAGGCTTAACGCGGTTCTCGTATAGTCCACACCGGTTAGTTATGTCCTTACGAAATAAATAGTCTTTGACATTGACGCTATCCGATTCAATCACTTCATCAAGATACGGATGGTCTATCACCAACGGGATATATCGTTCCGGTATAGCGTAGGTGATTTTCATATTGGTCAGGTTCTTCAAGTCTTCAAAAATCATCCGTGAATTAAGGATGTCACCCACCCCGCCTTGCGCGCGCATAACAAAAATGTCCTTGTTCTGCTTTAGATATAATCCTAATGACGGCATACCACCCTCTACGTTAAGTAGTTCATTCTCGAACTTCTGATGCTTGACCATGGCTGCGACTCCCATAATTTATTAAAATTACTTAATCGCAGGCAACCACCATATTGATACTGTAGGTACTGGACTGCCACCACCGGAAATGACATGAAGCCTTGCCCTGATAAACTTGACCGCTTTGTTGGCAACGTGTCTTATTTCTGATGTGACTGTAGTTGACCTGTCCAACTCATACCAACTTCCTTTAACTCCCGTAAGACTACCCTGTAGGATTGTCGTCTGGGCAGCCGGCTTAGAACCGGTATCAGACTTGATTACCCATGTATGGTTAGGGAAAAAGTGAGGCAGCTTAACCTTTTCGCCATTCTGTTCAATGTCAGCCTCATCAAGTAATTTTAATGGTTCACCAAGGTATGTTTTCATAATTCCCCTTTCTGTTTTAAGATTTAGAGCAACTCTATAAAATCGAATCTGACGAAATATTTATCGTAAGATTTTCTGTTATGAGTAAACGAATCCTCTCTAAAGCGTACCCGAACATAGGTGTCACTATTGACAGGCTTGAACCATAACGCTGCTGCCCCACCACGCCTACTGCGGTAAAGTTCAACGAGCCTGTCATTCTCAACCTTGTTAGCATTCTTCCACCTTAAAGTAAATACGCGGGTCTTGGTTGTGATAACACTACGCCTAAGTACCATACCGGTATTAAAAGAACTTTTAAGCACTGCATAGTCTTGCTTTTCTACGAAAGAAAATTCTGGTATCAAATCAAATACCGGTAAGTCATCCGTACCTGCTTCTTCAAGATAAGCATACTTACCATCGGCTTTAGATTCCTCACTTATGACCAACAGATTTGTTATGCTCATAATTAGATTTCATTAAGCCTAAAGAAAACTTCTTCCTGAGTTTTCAAATATTTCTTATGAATAGCCAATAGCACATCACCAGAATCATTACGGATGATGCAAGAATAATTTCCATCTGTCCATTGGGCAGCCACGGAAGTCACCAGCGTATCCAAATAACGGCCTACCTCATCAGTGTCCTCAGTTAACGCTATATGGTCATTGTCTCCGGTAATGGTAGCCTTCGTCTTAAAAGTATTGGTAGTGGTATCCCAGTAATATCCGTCAGAACTTCTTTCTACTGAATAATAAATTGTCAAACCGCCAGTGCCGTCCGGGTGGGCATAGTCTAATTTTAATGACATTTTGTTTTATCCTTTCTAAAACCTCTGTAATACTTGCCCCACTGCGGTATTCAATATACGCACGGTCTTTGGTTCTTGTTTATCCCATGTCTTAAACATCTGTAACCTGGGTTTAATCTTAACTGATTTAAGCAGTACAAACATAGGCGTTCCTTCAAGCATTAATAGTGGTGGCCTACCTTCTCTTTTATAAAGCCATAAACCATTTATATGCCTTGGTGATGTAACCCTGCCTCTGCCTGCCCTTGTTTTAGCTGCTTTCAATGGTATTGCCAACGCACTACCCTTTTTAGGTTTAATCTTACCACCGTGTTCATGTATCCTAGCATATTTGCTGTCCGTAAATACTATCATATTTAAGTCCCTAATATTACTGCCAAACACTGCCCGCTTGAATGACCTTGCCAAAGTTCCAGTAGTTCTTTTCAGTCCAGGCCTACCTGACAACCTACTCATTACAAGTTTCTCAAGAAATATATCACCCACCTTACGGAAGGCAATCTTCATGCCAGCGTACATCTTCTTAGGCATTTCCTTAACGCCCTTGTTAAAACCCTTCATATCAAGTTGTATGCTAACCGACATTTCCAAATCTCCTATATGACCTTAAGATACGTCTTACGTCTGGTAATAATGTCTGCACTTCATACGAGACAGAACCGCCCTCGATTGACACGGATTTCTGCCCGATATTATCTTTCATTCCATAAACGAACCCCACTTGCACATCACATGCATAGGCCAAATCCGCATACGCCATGACAATCGGATTCTGTGATATAGTACCAAGTATGCATGACGGTATTGAATCGGCAGACCCCTTACCCTTGATGGTTTCGCCTACCTGGAACTCACCGGAAGTAACCTCGATGTCAATAGATAATCCCGATACGTAAATAGCTTTTAGTATACCCAATGCACCACTGGTCTGGCCTTCGACTACTTCGCTAACGGTAAAGCCATTGCTGATAGAACTTATCGTGGCAAGCAACCTGTCGGCGCTGGCTGATAGCCCACCGGTATATTGAATCTTTAATGAGCCTACGCCCCCTGATAAAGTATACCGGTCAAACTTAATCATACCCGACTTGGCCTCGACATAATAGTTGGCTGCTGCTACTAAAGTATTATCCGCAAATCCCCTGGACGTGTCATGCCATATCTTAAACGTTTCGTCCGTGTCAATAGGATACCCCTTGACCTGGAGAACTTTCTGGGCATACTCCACGTCAAAGTATTCCGTCCGTTCTACCTTCTCAGCATACCGGTTAAAGAACGGTGAGTTTATCATGGCCTTTGACACGGAACTTATCAACTGCCTAAGAAGCGGGTCTTGCTTATCACTCTCAATAGTTAATAGCTTCTTGACACGTCCAATAGTAGTCAGGTTCATTTATTTAGTCCTTACGAGTTACGACCTTGCCCTTGGTTGAAGCCCTGGGCTTTTTCTTTTTCTTCTCTTTATCAAAATGTTTGTGAACTTTCTTCTTTAGTCTCGCAACCCAAGATTCTTTTTTCTTTTTTTCTTTTGGCATTTTAATAAACCCCTTGATTAGATTGATCGGCCCCAC